GACGGCAAAACTGTTGCACAGAAAATTAGAACAGCAGGAAAGAATTTCTCAGTACGTGGGACAATCAAAGAAGCTGGACTCTATGGACAATGGCTCTGGCGAGACGGAGGTAAGAATGTCACCATCGTTGAAGGGGAACTAGATGCCCTCTCAATGTCACAAGCGTTCGACAACAAGTGGCCTGTAGTATCCTTAAAGACTGGTGCAGCAGGCGCTAAGAAAGATGTTAAGCAAGCTATAGAATGGTTAGAGAAGTTTGAAAGTGTCGTGTTTATGTTTGACAATGATGAGGTAGGACAGGAAGCAGCTCTTGAATGTGCTGCACTACTATCACCTCGCAAAGCTAAGATTGCAAAGCTACCACTTAAAGATGCAAGCGATATGATTATGGCTGGCCGACATGCAGAGCTTATAGATTGCTTCTGGTCAGCTAAAGGTTTCCAACCAGATGGTATCATTAATGGTGCTGATCTATGGGAAGAAGTGTCGACGGAGAAAGAGGTACACAGTGTTCCTTACCCGTATGTAGAGCTTAATGAAAAGATAGGTGGCTGTAGGTTAGGTGAGATCGTAACAGTAACAGCAGGATCAGGTTTAGGTAAGAGTCAGCTCACACGAGAGTTTGCATATCATCTACTGAACGAGGGCGCTACCATAGGCTACGTTGCGTTGGAGGAATCCAGTAAGCGCACAGCTCAGGGATTGATGTCCTTACACTTAAACAAACCTGTACATCTTGAGGAAGTACCTAAAGAAGATATGCGTGAAGCGTTTGACGCAACACTAGGAACAGGTAGAGTCTTTATGTATGACCACTGGGGATCAACAGAGGGTGATAACTTACTCGCTAAGATCCGATACCTTGCAAGAGGTTGTGGTTGTCAGTACATTATCTTAGATCACATTAGTATTGTTGTTAGTGGTCTTGAAGGTGGCGATGAAAGACGCATCATCGATAACATGATGACAAAGCTCAGATCAATTACAGAAGAATTAAATATAGGTATGATTGTTGTATCGCATTTACGAAGACCTAGTGGTGACAAAGGACATGAAGAAGGTGTGATGACTTCTCTATCGCAACTCAGAGGCAGTGCCTCCATAGGCCAGCTATCTGATATTGTTATAGGGTTAGAAAGGAACCAACAAGATGAAGAGTCATCTAACATTACAACACTACGAGTATTAAAGAACAGGTGGTCAGGTGAGACTGGTATAGCAGGTCAGTTATCCTACTCCGCAGCAACAGGTAGAATGTCCGAGGGTGTCTTTGACGACACACCTTTTTAATCAATCCAGCGAGATGATATATGTTAATTTTTGATTTAGAAACAGATGGTTTATTAGATGATGTAACTAAGGTTCATTGTGTTGCTATACAAGACACAGACACAGGCAAGGTAACGAGGTGCGACCCTACTGGAATAGGTTTTGCTCTTGCTACCTTAGACGGAGCAGAGGTTATTGGCGGACACAACGTCATGAACTACGACTTACCAGTCTTAGAAAAGATTTATGGCTGGAAACCTAAAGCTAAAGTATTCGACACCTTAGTAGCCTCACGTTTGATCTGGCCCAACATGAAAGAAAAAGACATGCTCAAGCGTACTGTTGACAATAAGTTAATTGGCTCGCACTCGTTAAAGGCATGGGGACAACGCTTAAAGTTCCATAAGGGTGACTACGGTGAGCAGGACGAAGCATGGGATGCTTACACACCTGAGATGCTAGATTATTGTGTGCAAGATGTAGCCCTTAACGTCAAGCTGTACGAGTTGATCTTATCGAAGAAGTATCCTGAAGAACCTATGCGTCTTGAACATGAGATGAATAGACTTCTTATTAAACAACAAGAAGAAGGTTTTCCTTTTGATGTGCCGAAAGCACAGAAGCTCTACACTCTCTTATCAACACGTAAGTTAGAAATAGAAACAAAGCTAGTTGAAACTCTTGAGCCTACTATCATTGTGCTCAAGACCAAAACAAAGACTATACCTTTTAACCCTGCATCCCGACAACAGATTGCAGACAGGTTACAGAAGTTAGGCTGGACTCCTAAAGAGTTCACTCCATCTGGAGAACCGAAAGTTGACGAAAAAATCTTGGCAGGAATTGACTTGCCTGAAGCTGCATTATTGACTGAGTTCTTAATGCTAAACAAACGACTGGGGCAATTAGGAAATGGAAAACAAGCATGGCTTAAACTGGAAAAAGCTGGACGCATCCACGGGCGGGTTAATCACATGGGCGCTGTTACTTCCCGCTGTACTCATAGTGATCCTAATGTTGCTCAAGTACCTTCCGCAGGAGCAGCCTTTGGTAAGGAATGCAGAGAGTTATTCCATGCACCAAGCGGTTACTCATTACTCGGAGCAGATGCAAGCGGCTTAGAACTACGCTGCCTAGCTCACTACATGAATCGCTTTGACGGTGGTAAGTACGGTAAAGAAATCTTAGAAGGTGATATACATACAGCTAATCAAGAAGCAGCAGGACTTGCTACTCGCCCCCAAGCCAAGACATTTATCTATGGCTTTTTATACGGAGCAGGGAACGAGAAGATAGGCCAGATCATTGGTAAAGGTGCGAAGGAAGGAGGTCAGATTAAGAAACGCTTTCTGGCTAAGACTCCAGCGTTAAAGAAACTAACAGAAGCTCTTAACAATAAACTAGACAACCAACGTGGTGAGAAATTTATTAACGGTTTAGATGGTAGGTTGATTCCTATCCGTCACCCACACGCAGCGTTGAACACTCTTCTCCAATCAGCAGGAGCGATCATCTGTAAGAAGTGGTACGCAACTGTAGAAAATATGATAAGAGCTAAAGGCTACACTAACGAAGAAGTTACTATAGTGGCGTTTGTTCATGATGAAGTTCAGATACTTGTTAAGAAGGGACTAGAGGATGAAATTGGTGAAATCACTAAAGCAGCCATTAAAGAAACAGAACGAGCTTACAACTTCAAATGCCCTCTCGACTCGGAGTTCCAAGTCGGGACAAGCTGGGCGGAAACTCACTGATGCTAACCGCTTGGGAGATATGGCAGAACACTACGCAATTACGTGGTTGTGGGATGAAGGGTTTGAAGTCTTCCATAACTCAGGTTGTACAGGTGCTGTTGATATTGTCGGTATTAAAGATGGTGAGGTTTACTTGTTTGATGTCAAGATGAATAGTAATCCAAATAGGGCTAACAATTCTAAAGCCCGCACAAAACTACAGAAAGAGTTAGGTGTGCAGTACATACTGTTTGATTCTAGGACTCGAAAACTACGCTTAGTAAAACACAAGGAATAATTATGGAAACAAGCACACTCAATTTAATCTTAGGTTTTGGTTTTGGTTCAGTCTCTTTTGCTTTCGCTTTTAAATGGATTGTTGAATCTATCATCCACTGGAAGATGTCTAACAAAGTAAGCACGATGGTTACTATGGACGCAGAAGAGTTTGAAAAATTTATGGAAGGACAAGACGATGAAGAATTCTAGAACACTATTAGTTGACGGTGACATTGTAGCCTACAAAGCTGCAACCATTGCTGAGACTCCAATCAATTGGGGTGATGGTATATGGACACTACACGCCCATGAGAAAGATGTCGTAGGGTCGATGGAAGAGTTCATGAGTAAGATCATAGCAGAGTCAGGGTGTGATAAAGTTATCACTTGTCTTTCAGGAGACAACCTGTACCGCAAAGATGTAGCTCCTTATTACAAAGCTAACCGTAAGCTTACTCGTAAGCCGATGCTGCTCAAGTATGCTAAAGATTATTTATCAATAAATTATAACGGCATGGTTGAGGACAACTTAGAAGCAGATGACTTACTAGGAATCCTCGGTAGTAGAAGTTTTGATACTGTTATCTGGTCACTTGATAAAGACTTACTAACTATCCCAGCTTTCCATTTGATTGATGGTAAGGTACAGGAAGTAGGTATAGATGAAGCTGATTATAATTTTCTTTATCAGACGTTAGTAGGAGACTCCACAGATAACTACAAAGGTTGTCCAACAGTAGGCGCAAAGAAAGCTGCACAGTTGCTAGATGAGAAAGGTGCAACATGGGAAACTGTTGTCGCTGCTTTT